GCCTAATGCCTTTCCCATTTGGAAAGCTGAAAGATAAACTGTGTCTGGCTTGCCTCCAGATTTCCACACTTCCTGCATTACTCCATCGAAAAGAACTTGAGTAAATACTCGCTGCGTTCCGTTTGTCCGTGGAGTTGCACCAGGTACATTGCCTGTAGGGTCTGCTCCAGCACCGCCACCAAAAGAAGTGTTTGTGCTGACCCATGCGCCTAAGCCTGCTAATTTACGAGCAGTAGTAGCATTACCAGCTACGCGAGCAACGTTTTCAAACAAAGCCTTTTCCATATCGAGCTTTTGCTCAGTGGCAACACGCAATATGTTGTAGGCCATCTCAGAGTTTGACCGACCCGCAGCCTCAACAGAATCGTTAGTGCCAGAGGTGATAACTGAGTTTTTGAAAATCTGGGTGTAATTTCCAAGACGAGCTGTGGGCGTAATTGCCGAAGCCGAGGTCGTACTTCCCTCGATATGATGATTATTTGCTGCTGCCCTCAATGCGTTTGTTTGCCATTCATGCAAAGTGTTGGTTGCTTTTACTTTTGGAATAGAACTGAGCAATGGAGTCTCTTCGGGAGAAACGTCATAGATCATATTCTCTAAGTCTTCACGTATGCCCTTAGCATCGTAGGTATCGAACGTATTTGCTGGTTGAGACATGGTAATCCTTTAAAATTAATAAGTTAAACTATTCAAACAATAATGTGGCTGCATCATGTATGCTGCCTGATTTTTTCAATTTAGACATTTGCTTGCTGTGTTTTTTGCCAGCAGAATCGGGTTGTTTTTTAGTACCAGACTTCATTAATGGACGGGCTTTTTTCAGTTTAGATTCAACTGATGATGTGCCTGCCATTATTTGGTCATAAAGCCGCGCTTTGTTTAAAACTCGCATGGCGCGATAATCGATAATGCCGCCAATTTCTTCGACACTATAATCTTCGGCTAAACCTTGCTTGAGTAGCTTTTCCTTCATTTTGGTTGCTTTATTAGCGTCACCAAAGTCTGGAAGCACTCGTTTAAGTTCTGCAAAATTATAATCCAAGTTAGCTTTGTCAGCTTTTGCTTGCTCTATATCTCTTGCTTCTTTTTGCTGCTTTAACTTGTACTGTTCAGCTTGATATTCCCCCATTTCTTCACGATAAGTGACATCAGCTTCGATGTAACCTAAAGGGTCTGCATTAAACAAATCCTTCGTGGGTGGAGTGGGTTCTAACATCAAACCATTCTTTCCGACTTGCTGCATAAACTGATCGAGTTGCTGTCGCTGTTGGTTTAAGCCGTTATAGGCTTCTTCCGCTTGCTTTCGCGCTTCGGCTGCTTGCTTCATGCCTTTTTGAATATATTGCTGGCCTGAATAGTCACGCTTTAGATCATCTAGGGTTACTTGAACATTCTCACCATCAACTTTAATGGCAAACATTTCAGGCCCACTTTGATCGGCTTCCTGTTCGTCCGATGCCTCATATTCATCACCATCGTCTTCATCGTCTGATTCTGCGTATTCGGCATCATCATCAGTTTCAACTTCGGCTTCTTGCTCAACTTCGGCTTCTTCTACTTCTGCCACTTCGGTTTCGGTATTATTAACCTCGGTTGTTTCTGACTCACTTGGAGCCAATAACGCACTTGATGCGCTTTCTACGGTTACTGGGTTAGTCGATTGCATATCGGTACTTACCTATTTATTTCGTTTGTCTTTCATATCTTGATCGGTAATGACCCGTTGCAAGATATTCTCGAACTCATTTAAAGCCCTGGTTATTGCGTGGGCTTCTTCTCTTGATTCGGTGTCATTTTTGCTGCTTTGCAAGAATCTTTTCACCATTTCAGCTCGTAGACTAACAAAAACAGCTATAAAAGTATCATCTGCTAACAATTTTACAGCCTGAGATTTTAAAATCATTGAACATTGCTCATTCTAGGAGCTTCCTGTAATCGCTTAACACGCTCAACGTCAACGGCTGTGCCGTATTGACCCAGTATCCTAGCTGCTTCAACCAGCAAGTCTTGGTTCATTTGGTCACGACTTAGATCATCACCAGCTTGTAATTCGCGGTATTTAAGCTGTAATTCAGCCAGTTCTTTGCCTTGATCGCTTTGCATTTCAGCAGCTTTGACTTGCATATTAGCTTGCATCTTGATCTGATCGCCCTGCATCTTGCCTTGCATACGCATCTGGTCGCCCTGTAGCTTCGCCTGGGCCTTGATCTGTTCAGCTTGGATAAGAGCTTGTGCCATTGGGTCGCCCTGCTCACCCTGCGCCATTTGTGCCGATTGCTCTGCCATTTGCGCCATTAGCTGCTGTTCGGTTTCTGGGTTCATGGGTGCATAATAACGATCTGCATTATTGAACCCACTTAGTTCTAAAGTATCTGCTAAGGTATTACGCATTTGTGTCATTGAAACTAAGCCATTCTGAGGCCCATAGGTTTGCCAAATCTGCTGCTGTGTTTGGAAGGTTTGCATTAAAGCCGCAGCTTTAACATCTTCTTGACCTGTGCCTAAACCAACATTGATTTCCATATCCATATCAATGTCCCAAACACTAGGGTCAACAGGCACAAACTGTCCGTTTAAACGCATCATTTGCTCGTCTGGCGAGTTTTTAACGGCAATGTGTAGCATGAGCTTAAATAGTCGCTTAGTCCCTTCTGCAAGGTTTCTAGCCATGACTTCCACTTGCCCTGCTTGGGCTTGAGCAGTTAGTGCAGCAGCAGTGGCAGACGTATTCTGCAACATATCTGGGTTTAGACCCATACTCATTTTAGAAATGCCTGTCTTTTCTTCAACAAGCATATCTAAATATTGCAGGGCTGGTAATGTTGAACCAGCTACAAAAGGCACAGTAAGGGGATTTACTGAGCCAATTTGTTCAGAGCGAATGATTGCACCAATCTCGTTATTTAGCACATCATCCATTTCCACCAAATCCTCGTTGACTTCAAGGCGTGGTGTATTAACCAGGGCCACGTTGTCAATAATGCCGCGCAATACGCTAGTGGTAGTGTCCTGATCGTTAATGACTAATTCAGCCAAAGATCGCCCATAAAAAGCATGAGGTTCTGGGTCAACGTGAAAATCAGCAAAAGGAGCTTTATCCCAAGGCTCCATTTCTAATACTTCGTAATCAGTGCCACCACATAAGAACTTGTGCAGCGTAGGTATACCGTCACCCTCTAAATCAATTCTCAAGTAAGCCTCAGTTAAAATAACCAGGCGCATCGATGGGTCGTTGTCTACGTCATCATCCTGAATCGAATCACCAAAGCGTTGTATTTTTTCAATGCCGCCACTAATCGAACCATCATCTGACCCAGATAGCGTATCAACAACTTCTGAGTCTATGCCCATAGCCACTAGATCGCCTGCTCGTTTCTCACTTCGATGCAAAACGATATACGCATCATCAATGGATTTAGCAGTACCATCAATGAAAAACTCTTCAGGCGGTATGCCCTCAATGACCATTTCGCCCTCTTCATATTTGTGCGAAATAACCATACTGTGAACATTGCGCTCAATCTCAATGCCGCTTTCGTCCATTTCCATTTCAATATCTTGCCGATGTTCCACAACTTCAACATCATCTTTATTGACTAAAATCTGTACTTCTTCATCAGACAAATTTTCATAACTATACGTCTTAGCTTGATTTTCCGTATTCCACCACACCTTGGTAATGCCTACTTTTTTAACCAGGGAGTCATGGATTGCATTACTAAGTACGTTATAGCCATTACATTTGTTAAACACCCAATGCGTATAGGCTGTTGCTTGTTCAGCACTGGCAACGTCTTCTGCTTTTTTAGGTGTAAACTCAACAAACTTATTATTAGACATAAAAATACGCATAAGACTTGGTTTAGCACCACGAACTACATCACGCACTTTAGTTGAGACAACTCTTGATCGACCATCTTCATGGTCTAAGTCAGTGCCGCCATCAAAGTATTTCTGAGCGCGTTCACGCTGCCCTGCAATATCTGAATCAACGTAATCAATGGCAGACTGTATTGCCGATTTGATTGCACTTTGAATATCGTCTTGTGACATTTTTGGCATTACTGCTCTCCATTAACTTGTGACTGGCCCAACTCTGAAAAAGCAGCTATTGACGCAAACCCTGAGTTAGCAAGCAGTAAATCACTAACCGCTTTAAGTTCTGCATCACTTACTTGCTCGGCTTTTGACGCCCTCATTATTACTTTAAGAGCAGTACGAGCCTCTTTGCCTTTAATCTGGGTTAAAGCCTTTGCTATGTCGGTGTATATTTCTTGCTTTGCTGCAACACTAAGCGCATCTGTTTCACCTGTAACTTTTTGCACCACACTTTGGCTTGCCTTTGCTGGCTCTAACCTTAAAAGATGAGCAAACGCGCCAATATCAGTCATTTCATCAACCATTTCTTTTTGCGTTATTCTAATGCTAGTTTTTGAATTCATTGCAACAGCCGCCCTTAAAGCTAACGACATTTGTGCTTGATCTAAGTCTTTAAATAATTGTTTAGCTTCTGATGCACTTAAAAGCATTTTTATTTTGTCACGAGAATTTTTAGACGATAGCTGAGTAAAAACTGTTCGCAGTGTATTTATGTCAATGTCGGGGGAGGCAATAGTTGCCTTAACATTGCTTATTAAATCATCAACAGCACTTCTTACCCCAAGTTTTGCGTATTGTTTTTCAACATCATCAGCACCTTTCATTGCTCTGACAACGTCCCTTACTGACATACCAGGCTTTAACATTCCCAAGCCAAGTTCAAGCGCATTATCTAAACTAATCTTGTCACCGCCCAACTCAACTGCTTTTCTATACTCTGGTGACGCTTCCTTTAGTCTATTTGAAATTTCACGATACCAATTTACGGCATCTAAAGCGTCTGCTGTTGGTCGCCCAAAGCTATCAACTTCTTTAAAAGCAACTTCACCGATTGCCTGCTTAATTTGATCTAACTGACGCAAGTTTGGTAGCATTGAAAAGCTAACAGTTCCATCGTCTGCAATATCTGCTAATATTTGCTCTGGCTTTGGCTTGCCAGTTTTATAAGCCTCAAGCCTCATTTTTTCGTTAGCCCGTTCTATAGCAGCACCTTTAAAACGATCAGGCAATGCGTCAAAAACCCTTTCAATTTCTCTGCCTGCTGTAGAACTAAAATCTATAGGTGTTCCATAGGCTAGATCATACGCCTCTTGCCTTTGAACCTTTGTAGATGAAGCAATGTTTTCTGCCATGTCTAAGGCATCTGCTGCTTGATCTTCTACTTTAGGCAATACCCCTAGTGCATCATCCATAGAGTTTGATAGTGCTGCACCTTGCCTGGCTGCTCGGCCTGTAACTTCCTCAGAAGTTATTTGTGAAGCCCTGCCACCTGTTGATGCGGCTGCATCAAGCAAAGCCTGTGCTGCAAATCCAGAGTCAGCAAGCATACCCTCTTCACCAGCGTTGAAAATGTTTTGTAGCGCAGATTTAATGTCTGTGCCAGCATCACGGAATGTAGCTGATAATACTTGCGCTGATGGAACGGATATTTTTAAAAACTTGGCAATTTCTTCTGCGCCTACATTTCTAAAGGATACTTTTAGATTTTCATAACCTTTAATAACGGCTGGAGGCAATAAACCACCAAACAAACCGCCAGCAGCACCAATGCTTCCACCTTCGACTGCACCTTCTACACGCCCATCTTCACCGCCTCTTCCTGCACCACTTACTGCACCCTCTACTAGACCAAGCAAACCGCCTGTGCCTGAGACAGCCGCTATCTTCTGGAATGTAGGAAGTTTAGATAACCAGTTAACAAATGATACTGGAGCAGCCAATGGCGCAGCAATAATTGAAGGCACTACAGCACCAGCAACTTGTAGTGCAGTGCTTTCAATAGGGTCTTGGCTTTGCTTGGCTTCTGAAACAGCTTTAGTTTTTGCTTGAAGTTCTGGTGATACTGCGCCTGCTATATCCTGTATCCACCCACCAACAAGAGGTATTCCCTCTGCTGCTTTTAATGCTTTAGCCGTTAAAGGGGCTTGCTGTAGATAGTCACGCTCTTTTAAATTCTTCATCCAATCGGCTGATGGGGTAGTAGGGGCTGGATACAGTTCAGCCATTACTCTTTCAATGGTAGCATCGTCAGTACCATCCTCAAACTGTACAGGTTGATTGTCTGGCCCAAGTATTTCTATCATAGAGTAACTACCTCAACCTTCCCAGTTGCTGGGTTATAGCGTTTAACTTGTGTGCCGTTAGTAGTTGAATCAGGAAATGCGTTACCAGACTGCAACTTTAATGTCTTAACAACAAGATCGCGCTGCATACGTTTCTGATTAAGGGTTGCTGGCTTATCGCCAACTTGTGGGAAGAATGCTTTATCGTAATTAGCAAACTCATTAGGGCCAATTGCCGCACCAGACTCAAGGCGCAAGACAGAGGCTATCCAATCCCTTTTAGCTGCATCTAATTTTTGAAATTCTTCTGAAGCCATCCAATTTGTCATAGGCATTTGACCTAAAAGCCACTGCCCAAACTCTGTGCCAGTTTGCTCTAGCGAATCAATTATTTTACCAGAAGATGTGGCCCTAGTATAAAATGCAGATGCCTTGCCTTGAGTTTCAGTTAGTTTTGGTTTGCTTGATGATACACCGCCACCTTGTTTCATTGTCACTGACCCGTCAGCACCTACAACCAACTCCATTCCTTTATTAGCTCCCCCTTGAACCATAAACTGCTGGTATGAAGCAGTACCTTCTTCAAGACCAGCTTCTTTAGCTCTAAGTTTTAAAGTATCAAATGCTGTTGTACTGCCACTGCTTGCATCTTCACTTGTAAATAAAACATTTCCATCCATATCCACTAAAGACTTGCCAACTACCCTAACATCAGCACCTTTTCTTGCAGCTACAATAGCATCATTAGGTGAAATTATTCCTGCTCTTAAAGCGTCATGTATCATAGGAAACTTTTCTTTTGACAGGATTTGCAAAGCCATAGCTGTTTGACTTTGCAGCTTTTCAGAAGCGTTAGTTTTTTCTCGCCTAGCCGCCAAAACTTTTTGCTGATCTTGAATGCCAGCCATAATGCTGTTGGTGTTGGGGTTGCCACTCATGCCTGCAAAGCCAGAAGCCAAGCCTAAAGCCAAGCCTCTTTTATCATCTGGTGACATTGCAGATAGGCGGTTCCCAATGTTATCTAATAATCCCATAATAATTCCTAATTAATCCCAGCGTATGTTGTTCCAGCCAACGTCAAATAATCAAACAAACCAGGGCTATAACCTTTCTCGGTAGAACCCACGTTTGGTGCGCCACCTACTGCCTGCAATAAATACTGCAAACTGTTAGCTGGTGCGCCAGTGTAGCCTGCGTATTGACTCTTGCCAGCGTTAATCAACTGCTGCTGTAGAGCCTGCTGCATTGCGCCTTGCTGATTCATGTTGCTCTGAATGGTTTGACCCATGCCAAAACCAAGGTTAGAAATATTGCCTAGCTGATTGGCTGCGTTTAAA